GCCCTCTGGCTTGTTGGTTTTCATGAGGGGTACGCACAATGCTTGTGTAGGGGACCATGCGAATGCAATAGAAGAAATGTGACCGGCGCGGGTTTCGATATCCACGCCTAATTTCATCTTGTAGCCATTGTCCCGTTCGAATTTGATGGCTTTGTCGTAGAGTGCCCGCAGTTCTTCATATGCCTGCCCATAGGTCGGATTAGCTATGAACTGATAATCAGGGCGATCGATGCCTGGGGAATGGGATTGCCTCTTCACCCTCTTCAAGTCATGCACGATGATCCCGCGTTGGCTCCATTGCACATTCACGATACTGAAGGGTAGCGTAGGAATGACCTTCAATCCGGGGATGAGGTCGGATTCCATCACGGAAGAGCGCCAATTGAATGATGACCACTCGCCCGTGAGTGCCCACAATGCGAGGTTGCCGCTCGTACAAACAACATTGGGGGATATGCGTTTAATTTCCTCTCGCAACGCCTCCACGGCATCCACTACCTGCGGCATCACCCATTTGCCCTTGTAGAGAACGTGGCGAGGGGTGATGTCCTTTTTCTTTTCTGCAATGAGTGTGGAGAGGCCAAGGATGCGATCCTTGATGACATATGTTAACGCACAGGTTTCCCGAGGGAGTCCTGCCTCTTGCATCATTTTTGTGAATTCGAATCCGGCACCCCCAATGAAGGGTTCGCCACGTCGAAGATCGGCCTCATGCGGAAATTCTCCGACCACCAGTACGTTAGCATCTAGGGGGCCTGAAGCTTGGATGGGCATTGTCTAGTCCTATTTTGGCTGTTTTTTGCATGCGGCACGGCTCGAAACGAGTGCGCGCATGATGGTTTGTCGGGCTGAGTTTACAACAAAATATTCGTTAGCGTGAACAGGTTTTACCGTGGCCGCTCCCCATACGAGCATGCCGGGCTGCCACACGACAGGGGGTTTGATCTTTGGGGGGATCATGTCAGCCTCCCATTGCCTTGAGTTCGTTAGCAAGAGTTTGGCCCAAAGATGCACTGGCTGCGGCATCGGCATCGAGGGCTTTGATGCGATTCAAGCATAACGCATAGTATTCTGGATTCATCTCAATGCCCACAGCTTTAACCTTGAATTGGTGTGCCGCAGGAAAGATTGTCCCAGACCCCGCGAACGAATCGAGGACAGTATCGCCCGGTCTGACGCTTCGTTTAAGCAGGTCAAGATAAAGAGCAACCGGCTTTTGCGCACCGTGGGACATGTTTGCGTCGGCCATTGTTGTAATAACATCGGGATAGATTCCCGTGGTTGGTTTCTTTCCTTTGATTGCATACAGGATCATCTCCCATTGTCTGCGCGGGCCATGTTCGGGATGAGGCACCCGGCCACTGTTTGGTTTGGTGCAAATGAATGGTGTGCGGGTAACCCACCAGCCAGCCTGTGTCATCATGCGTTTGAGTTCGTGGAAATTGTCTAGGTCGCAAAAAACATACGCATGAGCCTGCGGCTTTGCAACTCTATACGCCAGCCCACACCACTCTTCCATGAGGGACTTCCAATGGTCGTAGTCGTCTTTATAGTGGTGTTCAATCCCTCCAAGTTTTCCAGCCGCATCCCCAAACGAGTCCGCACCCATGCCATATGGAGGGTCCGTGAGAATAACGTCAAAGATGCCTTCCTGTTGCGCGCGCATCCAAGACAAACAATTGGTGTTGTGGAGTTCATGGACACTCTGGGTAAAGGTTTTGCCGACTTCGGCTGCGAGGGCTACATTTCGTTGAGATTCTTCTTGCCGCTTGATGATCTTGAAGGCTTCGTCGGCGGTCTTGGCTTTTGCCACCTCCGGATTGTGGAGGAATTTGGCGACTACTAGATCTTTCCGAACAGCCGCCTGATAACCACCGTCGGAACGACCTTTAGTTTCCAGGGCTGTATCGGCGACTGTATGTACACGCCCTTCGGCTTGTGCCTGACGGGAGCGGAGAGAGTGGAGCTTCGCCATTGCCGCAGCATTCTCCTGCCATGTGAGGTCTTTGCGATGGAGATTTTCTTCCAACTCTGCCTCTTCGGCTTGCAGCGGCGTAAGCTGGCCCAGGGTAACATATGGAATCTCCCCATCCGGCACGATGGTGCCATTGAATTTCAATTGCCCGCCCAACATGCGCATATCGCGGATAGCACGCCACCGACGCTCACCCGCAACGAGGACCATCCCATCGGGAGTCTCACGCAACACAATGGGATGCATGAGGCCACGGGCTGTGATGGCTTCAGACAGTTCCGCCATTGCCTGCGGGTCGAATTCTTTGCGTTGCCTGTCGGGGGTGACAATGATCTTCGATTCGTGGATTGTCTGCATTTGATTTGTTCAAGTAAAACCGCCCCAGCGAAGGGGCGGACAGGTGGGAGGGGCAACTATACCTGTTTGTTTAAGTGGAGATGGTTAGATCTCACCCCCTCATGACTGTTAGCCCAGCTTGGTGACCATCTTGATTTCGGCGTAGCTGATGCTCGGATCGTTCTTGTCCGGGCGATGGCTCACGCTGACCTTTGCCATCAAACCGGGGAGCATGGCAAACGCAAACGGTTCGCCGGGGGTATTCTTGCCGACAGCTTCACGGAGACGGCCAAGGGCCACGTTTTTGCCTTGGGCCATGTCCAAACCGCCCGTAGGCGTGGTTTCGAGGAAGACGGCTTGCTTCACCGTCACCACATCCCGACCGGTTGCGGCTTTTGCACCTGCATCTTCAATGAGCCATTGCACGTCGAGGACAATGCGGGTTTCAGTGCCACCGTTAAACTGGACTTGCTTCGGGGTGATCTTGTCGATGATTGCTGCGAATTCGCCCGGGGGACACGGGATGATCTTGGTATCGTTGGCTTCGGTAATCGAGGATTGGAGGAACGAGTCTGCGTCGAACATGGTATAGGTATCCAAATGGTAAGGTCTAGGTCTGTGTTACCGGTTCGTTGCGCCGGTAGAACAATCATACGTCATACAATGGCGGTTTAGTAGTCAGTTTTGTCGTTTTCCTCCGTTTTGTTTGTAGGAATTAATGTAGGTTAATTCCTATGAATAAATCATATCCACAATCCCCAGATAAAGCCGAAAAATAGAATCATGCAAATGACTGAAAGGTCCATCACAGTACCCCTCCGCGAGAAGTCCACTTCTTGATAATCTGCCCAAAGTCAGCCGGGAGCTTCTCTGCAATGGGCAAGTTTCGGGTTTTCACATCGGCAAGCGCACTGCCTGTATTCCATGAGAAGTTAGACCCGCTCCGTTCTGTGAGAATAACGTCCGAAAACATCGGCGGGAGCTTCGGCGCTAGTGCCTTGCCCAACGTCGACACCATCAGTTTAATCCCACCCAATATGGCATCTTGTTCACGCTCAACGTGAGCAAGCAACACAAAATGACAACGGCAATGATCTGTCCAGAGACGCACAATTTTTTCCACTTGATCTTGCGCCAGGCCCCAATCAGATTGCGACCGAACGGGCTTACCTCCGACAACAAGCGACATTGCTGATCGTGCCAATCCAGCCATCCCGTCAACAACGAGAGCACGACTAGTCCCCCAAGTGTCCACACAACCAAATCTGTTACCAGTTCTATCATCAGGAAAGTCATTCAGAGCCTCCAAAAGTTTGATGAATTGATTGTGCTTCGAGCGGTTGGGGTCTTGGAGTTTGGCCAATGTGTCCAACTGCATCGTGTTGATTTTGTTTGCTGCGTCCATCAGTTCGAGGAATGAGGCTTTGGGGGCCTCCATGTTGTGCCAATGGACGTTTGAGGGGATTTCTTTGCCCTTGTCGGTCCAATAGGCCAGCAAAGATTCAAGACCAGGCTCCAACCCCAAATAAAAGACTTCGACTCCGGCGTCTGCCAATGTGCCGATGGCGTAGGTTTTGCCTGTACCAGCCGGACCCATGAGCATTACGTTTGTGCCTGCCAATACGCTTTTCTTTTCCTCAGTCATTTCCTATCCTTCGTTAAGCGAAATGTTTGCGATAAATGCGTTCCATGCACTCAACTTGCTTATCCGACAAAACTGAGGGCAGCTTTCCGTTCTGCGTCAGTGCAAGAATTGAGGTTAGAAACTCATTTTCCCAACCATTCACATCGGTCGTATCCACCAGACCAGCAAGTTTCTCTAGCATTTTGTTTGTGCTAATCATTTGCTATCCTTCGTTGGTAGTATTCCATGTGCCTCTCGAATTCCCATCGTACAACATCCGGGCATGACAACAGCAAAGCACTGTACTCGGGTTCCCATGCTAGCAACAGGCTGCCAGCCACGGTGAATTGCGACGGTCCGGGATGCAAACGGCAGTGTCCGCCCTGAATTTGCCACGGACGGCTTTCGCCACCATCGTCAGTGGTAGGGCATCTAGCCCATACTTCTCCACAAGTTGGGCAGAAATATGCATAGCTATTAGGTGGTTGACGTTCTGCATGTATGATGTTTGCAGGTCGGCAAAATGACCCAAGGAAACGGCCTTCGATGTAGATGGATTGTTCATACACTTTGTGGCTCCGTCCAGTGCTTATCGCAATCAGGGCAGTATATTTCATACCAATAACTATCTTGGCTTTGGTCCCAATTGCCGGTATCCGATTTCGCTGTTTTTAGCTTTCGAGGATGCTCGCAATCCATTTGCAATTGTTTGTACTGAGCATTCCAGTATTCGAGTTTTTTTTTAATTCGCAAACTTTTGCTGTAAATAGATGCCATCACATCATCCCCCTCAATTCATCACCCAACGCCACGCCATCATCCGTTGCCTGCCTCTTCAACCCTGCCGCTGGTGGCAAACTCGGATGCCTCACATGCCCCCACGAAGCCTCAAACTCAGCCTCAGACAGTTCACGTCTAGCCAAAGGATCCCAAACACTCTTCACAAACTTCGCTGGCAACCATTCTTCAGGATTCGAGGATTTGCACACACTGACAAAAGAACACCCACCGTAGTCCGTGCATGCACCGTCGAGGGAAAAGTCCCAATAGCCCTCTTCCCAGCATCGGATCATTCGCTGTATGTCCCGATTGACTTGCTGCTCCCAACGATCGATTTCATAATCAGAACGATAAGTCGCCACTTCCAAAGTATCATATTTAGTCTTGAGGATGGATACCCCACGAACAATTGTTCCAGCTGTCTTGATACCTTGTCTCCGGGCTGCCCAGGAATAACCAGTAAATTGACTACGCATTTCCCATTGACGGCCCCAAGTTGCACCGAGAGATGAAGTGGTCTTCTCGTCATAAATCCACACTCCCGCGCCGTAGCGCTCTGCAATCATGTCACTCCGGCCCGTGTACAGAATCGGATCCCCCGTCACAGGGTGTCTGACTTCAAGCGGCTCTGCAAAAGAAAATTCGATCCCTCTACGACCTGACGCGAGCGTAATGGGAGTGGCCCCGTCAGCTCCAAGAGGGTAGTTAAACAGATAGAATTCAAACGCCCCACACATTCGTTCAAGGGACTTTGCTGAGTCATCAGGGCAGTCGAAGTCGCCATAAT